CGACCAGAGCATTCCACCAGGCCACATCAGCGTCCCACGCCGCTTGACCATCGGGGGCGTAAACGCTGTTGGCCTCGTCGATGAAGACCATGATCATACCCAAGGCCGTCCCGCCGCCTTTGACCGCGACCGTCACGCCGTCGCAGCCTTTGACCGGCAGGCCGATCTCGTCCTGCTGCGTCATGGAGGTGACTTTCATGGCAATCGCGCCCGTCGTGACCTTCGCGGCGATAGCCAGTTCGCCCTCATTGGTTGGTGTGCCGAGCTTGTAGGCGATCACCCGATGATCTTCACCTCGCATGGCGATCAACGTGTCGTTTTGCTTGAGGACTCCCATTAGCTTTCATCCTCCGGAATGATGTCGAGCGTAAAGGTATCGCCCTCGGTATTGCCGTCCGAATCGCAGTGTTTGACATCGATGGTGTCGCCTGATGAATCAGCCACCGCCTTGATCACCGGCGGCAAGCCGGAGTAGCGAACATAAGCGAAGTCGCCGTCACTGGTCGATTCGGTTGCCAATACCAGAAAGCCAAATCTATTTTTTGCCAGTTCAAAGTAACCAGACTGTGTGCCGACAAAATCGCCCGGCGATATGGAGCTTGCCGAATCTACTGCAAAACGCATTACCTCACCGACATGGACGGTTCCTATCTCTCCCGCCAGCAAATCCAGACCGCTGTATGGCAGCACGTTTAGTAACGAGTCACCGGTCGGCTTGACGACATTGAGTGTCCAAGGATCAGGGCCTGCTGACTCAACCTCGCACGCATCACCTTCCCACAGTGTTGAGCCGGTATTGTTCTTGAACCGAACTCGCGGGAAGTCGTTCACCGGAAAGTCAATCAATGCCCATTTAACGCCGACTCCATCCTGCTTCCAGAGAACGCGACACACACCGTCATTGGAACTGAACAGCATCATCGGATCATCCGGAATGGGTGATGCATAGCTGTGTTTGTCGTCTAAGAACTGAATCTGGATAGGAGTAATGCCGGTGACAATCGCCCGTCCGCATTCATTGTTTTTGATCGGATCAACCAATACGACAAATTTCATCTCGTGCTGCTTGGCTTCGTCAATGTCGGCAATCCTCTTACAATCAAAGACGGGCTGTTCGGTGCGGAAGCATTGGATCGTTTCTTCGTTGTCGGGTTTGATTGCCAGATCATCAATACCCAGCACTGAAAGCTGATTTTGATCTTCACCTGATTTATTGCGAATTTTGACAATCGTATTCTGACGATTAGTTGGTATCACAGAACTGGTCATCGCGGTTTGGCGCTGTCGCACAAATTGCGCAGCGTCGATAAAGGCGTTCCATGTGTCAGCCTTGGGTGAAAATGTTTGACCTTTGGCGACCTTCTTCATGAGACAGCCTCCCCAAGGCCGAGGCCGGAGAAGTTCGTCAGGTAGTAAACCTTCTCCACATAGGCCGCGACGGGCTTTTTGACGATTTGCTTTTTAGCGTCGTCCACTTCGTCACCATACCGCACCCACAAATATTCCCAGCCCCACTTGGCTCCGACCGTAATATCGCCCACACGAAAGTTGCTGCGGTTCTGACTGACCGCGAAACGATAGGTGATCTCCCATAGCGGATTTTCGTCATCGTCGCGTTTGCTGCCGGAAGCGCCGAGAAACAGCACCTCACCCGGTTCGAATCCTCGAAAATAGTCGCCGTTGACCATGCCCGTCCTGCGGGCGAGATTGGCGATGAATCCGGTCGTCACCACGCCTTCGGGGAAGTAATGCGTTTCGGTCAGGTTCAAAGTTGGTTGGGCAATATCCACACCCGCGACATTTTCGCCATCGTAGCCGATCGCGCCTTTGTAGTCCGGCGCATCGGCTGGATAGCGGTTGACCGTCTCGATGGACTGGGTAATATGCTGTGTGCCGCCGCCGGTATCAAAGGTGTAAACGGCTGGCGGAATTTCCTCTTCCTGATAGTCCTGCTTCTGATAGCGGACAACGACTTTGAAGGTGTCATCGTTGATACGTTCTTCAACGGCTACGCTTTCACGGGGCATCCACATAAACGCTGATGGCGAGTTGTTGTAAACAGCGGCGATAGCGTCGTCTTCGCTGGCTGATTCGAAGACAAAATACGGCACATCGGCGGCGGTGTAATTGCCGTATTTGTTGACTGCCTGGGTTCTGTCGAAAAACGCCTGTTCCACTCTTGCCACAATTATTCCTCCAATTATCCAAAGACCACGCCAGCTGGTTGTTGCTGATCGAGTTTCTGGTTGGTTTTCTTCTGCTGCTTGACCATCTCGGCGGTGTTGCTGGCCACAGCGTCGGTCGCGCCCGCCGAGGCGAGAGCGCGAATACTCATCGCGTTAAACGATCCCTGCACGTCGACCTTGTCCGTCGCCGCCGATAGGCCACCGCCTGCGGATTGGATTTTCTTCATCAGAGATTCGATATTCGCCGATGTGTCGGTTTCCGGCTTGTCGTCTCCCGCTTCGCTTTCACCTCGTTTTTGAGCGGCTTTGGCAATGGCGGCCTTCCATTCATCACGGGCGTCCTTCAAGGCCTGGGCTGAATCTTTCAGGTCGGATGCGGCTTGATCGCTCATAGCGGATTTTTCCGCTTCAGCGGCTTTGTCGATTTCATCCTGAGCGGCCCGCATCTCGGCGAGCCTGCCCTGATTGCCGATTGATTTCTGACGATCTAGTTCACTCAGACGCGAAGCCTGCTTGTCTTCGAGAGCCTTATCCTCGGCGGCGTTTTCCTTACGCAACTGATTGAGTTTGGCGGTATGCTCGTTTTCGAGCTTGCTCATCTCACCGTCGAGAGCGTCCATTTCCTGCTGGTAGGAATCGCGCACCGCCTGTTTGACAGCGTCCTCGTCAATCGACTCATCGAAGAAGGCCATCACGCCCACGACCTTTTCAGCAATCCAGCTTTGGGCGGCCTTGATGCCTTTGCTCACGCGATTCCACGCCATCAGAATCCCGCTGCACAGGTCGATCCAGACGCGAGAGAAGAATTGCGTCACTTTCAACCAGCCGTATTCCAGTGCGTGAAAGGTTTTCAAGATCGGCTCGGCGATGCCGGTCTTGATGGCGATTTCCTTGAGAGCGAACCATAGTTCCTGCCAGAGCTTCTGCACGCCCGCTTTGAGATTCACCCAGACCGTCAGCGTCGCTTTTTTGAAATCCATCCAGAGCTTATAAAGCGTGTTGATACCTTTCTGGAACACGAGCTTCAGCGACAGCCAGAGGATTCGACCTGCCAAGGCGATGTCCCCGGCGGCCAGCGCGTCGCCGATGCCCTTGAACGCCTTCGACGCGACATCCTTGAGCCAACGGAACTTTTCGCCTAGCCACGCCAGCGCCTTACTACCCGCGCCAGTGACAACCAGAACCGTCGCACCCAGAGCAGCAACCGCCGCAATAACTAAACCAATCGGTGAGCAGATCGCCGCAAGCACCGTCCCGGCAATACTGATCGCGGTTGTAAACAGCGTGATGATTGCCGACAAGCCACCAAAAGCTATCGCCATGACCTTCGCCGCCATTCCAACGGTGATTAACGCCGCGCCGATTCCGCCGACGATGACGACGGTTTTCGCAATGGAAACCACCAGCGATTTATTCTTCTGTATGAGCTTTTGCAGCCAGGTTGCGAAACTCATCACAGCCTTGGCAGCTTTGGAAACCTTATCCGCCAGTGCTTCGCCGATGACGCTCAATACGGAAAGTCCCGCTTGCTTAAGTCGGGCGAAACTCGTCGCCAATGTCTTGCTCATCTTGGCGTAGGCGGTCTCGGTCGCACCGGCTCGACTGGCCATCGCGGCAAGGTCACCAGCAAAACCTTCCATGTTTTTCAATGCGGGCAGAACACCGCGCAACGCCCGGACGTTGGGGAACAGTTTGCTGATCGCGTCGGGCGGAAGGTGACTGATCTTTTCAAACACACCCTGTAGACCCTCGGCCTGCAAGGTCGCCGAGGACATTTCAAAACCGAGGCTGCGGGCATACTCGGCGGCCTCGTCGGTCGGTTTGAGGAAGGATGAGATAATCGCGCTGACGGCGGTGATGGCGTTGTCGGTTTTAACGCCGTTGCGGGTCATGGTGGCCAGAGCCGCTCCGAGCTGCTCAGTCGATACACCTGCGGTTGCGGCGGTCGTGGCGACCATGCCGATACTCGGTGCCAGTTCGGCGAAGGTCGTCTTGCCCCGTTTGACGATGATGAACAACAAGTCCGACACGTCGCCCGCCTTGTCCGCCGAGAGGCCATAGGCGTTGAGCATGGTCGTGATCGCGTCGGCGGCGGTGCCGGTATCGGTCAGTCCCGCCTTGGCGGCCTTGGCAGAAACCGCCAGCACGTCGAGCGCCTTTTCAGCCGGGACGGATGCCGAAAGAATGTCGTACAACCCGGCCGCCAGTGTCGCGGTCGATTCGCCGAATTCCACCGACATCTGGCGAATGCTCGTCTTGAATCGATCCATGTGCTTGGCCGGTTCATCGAGCATGGTCGAAACATTCGCCATCTGTTGCTCGAAGTCGGCGAAAACCTTCACACCCGCCACGAACGGTGTCGCCATCACGCCGCTTAAAACCATCATTCGCTTGCCGATATTGGTAACCGACGCCGAGAACCCGCGAAGCTGTCGCTGGGCGGATTTCAGGCCACGCGCCAATGCGGAATTGTTGACGTACAACTCCACATAGGCGGCCCCGGCTTTGATGTCAGATGCGGCGGTCATGGCGGATTATTCTTCCTCGTTGAATTCGGTTTCAGTTTGTTGTTCCGCTTCGATGCGGCTGTTCCAATCGAACTTGTGCAGCGTCCAGCCGTCGTAACGGCCGATCCAGAACCAGCCCGCCGGGATCATCGCGTTACGCTCTTTGTCATAGACCGCGCCTTTGACGAACCCGCCGCAGGTGTCAGTGATCAGAATCGGCGCGTCCGGGTGCGGTTCGATCCTGGCTTTGAACATGCCGCTGCACCCGGTTATCGTTAGCAGCAGCCCAAATGTCAGTATCCAGCGAATCAACTGTTTCATGGTCGGCTCCAGTCTGTTTGACGGTATTGTTCTTGCGGATTTCCCGGCCGAGTGCCGGGATGAGTTTTGCCAGCACCCGGCCAAGAAAGTCCGCGAGTATCGCAAGGAAGGTTTTCACTTGCTCAAGCCTCCAAAGCGGTCGAGATCGGAATGTTTGATCTGGATGCCTTGTTTGATTTCCTCGACGAGTTTGTCGGAAGGCTGTTTGCCCTTGTTTGCTTCAGCGTAGGCGTCCAGTACGAACTTCAATGCGGCGTCGAGTTTGGCCAGTCCGGAGTTGGGTGTATCGTCGGGCACTTGCTTTTCCGCCAGCTTGATCCCCGTGATGATGCTGCCCTCGTACTTTTTCCACGCCTCCTGAAATGGATTCAGCTTGCTGGTCAGGAAGATGAAGAATCCAACGACAGCCGCCCAGGTGACGGCAAAGCCGAATCCGGAACTGAAGAATTGTCCGAGTGCGTTAATGATAGTTTCAGCGTTCATGGTTTTACCTTTCTATGAGTTTGAGTTTTCGTCTTTGCAGAACACGTCTTTGAGAATTCGAATATCCCTGCCTTTGATCACGCCCTTGGGTTTTTGGCTATGCGGGTTGAAATCACTGGGCGCGAAAGCCTTTCGTTTTTTCGGATCGCGGTGGATATTCGCCAGCAAGGTCATGGCGGCGGATGTGTGCTGCCAGTTATCCTTGCTCTTGGCTTCCGCCAGCCAGAGAAGCTCCCTTAAGGTGAAGCCCCATGGCTCGACGCCCGCGATGGCGGCAAGTTCAAAGCAGAATCGGTAATATCGTTCAGCGCGTCGTCGATCTGCTTGTCCAGCGCCGGATCGTCCAGTTTCGCCTCGGCATAGGCTGCCGCCTTGGCCTCCACCGCCCGCAGCTTCTCCAGTGCCTTGTGAAGAACCTGCCTTTTCGCCAAAGGGAAAAAATCGACAAGCTCCTCCAGCAACGCCGATGTTGCTGATTCAATCGCGTCGCCCGCCATCGCCTGTCCGAACTGCTCGTCGGTGATGTTTTGCGTGTCGGCTTCTGGTTTGCAGATCGCGTAAATCACGTCGCAGAGCAGAACCGGGTCGGTGGAGAGCTTTTCGAGCAGATCGCCTTCGACGGCTTCCATCAGGTTTATGTCCAGCAGAGTTTTGACCCGTTTGATCGCCGCGACATTGACCGCGACCGTCCACGCTCTGCCTGCGTTGTCTTTGAATGTTTTCATTGTGTTAGACCTTTCATGAATATTTCAGAAGTTAGACTCCGCTGCCTTCCACCCATGCCGGTGCGCGGGTTGAATAGGTCGGCTTGGCGGTTACGCTGACAGTGATCGCTTCTTCCAGCGGTTCGTTACGCGAGAAGTTAGTGATACTGAAATCCGCATCCAAGCCTTCGCCGTTTTCGTAATCCAGAATCGCCAGCGCGATGGGCGTGTTGTTGAAGTAGGCGTTTTTGATGGCGGTAAAACCGCTGTCGTCCGAGTCCCAGACCATCTCGAACTCGACGCTGCCCTCTTTGAGTGTGCCGACTGTCGCCCGCCAGCCCTGATTACCGCGCGTGGTCACATCCGCCTCGCCGGTTTCCAGGTTGAGCGTTACGTCCTTGACGTTAGTCAGTTCACTGGTCGCGGTCGAACCCGCCGCGCCGTGATAAATCTTCGCTTCCATTCCAAGTCTGATCGCCATGGTTCTATCTCCGTAAAGTTAGTGGTTATTTGATTGAGCCTGCCCACATGCGCGGCAGCCTGTCTTTTATCTTCATTAATGCCGGGCCCATCAGTGGCCGCTTTGGATAACGCTGTCCACGGTATCGCCCGCCAAACTCGTGAGCCGTCGCGCTGCGACCGACCACCGAATAGGTCGGGCCGATCAGGACACGCTGGCGGGCTTTCTCGACGCTGTAGCGCAGTGAGCGTTTGAGTTGGCCGAACCTCGTGTGCGGCGGCTGGCCGGGGTGTGACGCATTTTTCGACCTTCGGATACTTCGCCTCGCCGTCAATCGAATCGTCGCGCCAGCGTGACCAAGCGAACGGATGGATTTATCTCGCGTCGCCCGCTCGACCTTGCGATGATCGAAGGTGGATTTACTTTTCATCAATAACATCTTGCTGACCCTGTCTGATTTCATGTTTGGCTTGCAACTCCGCGCGACGGCGGTCGAGCTTCTCTTTGCGTGTAAGTTTGTCTTTGAGTCCCAGCCGTTTGATTTCAGCGTCGATTTCCGCCTTGGTTCCCGCCAACATGGTCTTGTCGGGATGGACGCCAAGTTTGCCGGTGTTCGGTTCTACTAGCTCGGTAATTCGCTCGCCGTCGTGAACAAGGACATATTGATCTTCATTGCCATCAGAGAGTTTGACCTGAACTGTTGTCGCTTGTATTTCTTTCATGGGTTTTGTTCCTTTAATTGGTGTAGACTGTCCAGCCGCGAGAAATAAGAGTCGCCTTCAACGCCAGACCATCCGGGTCGGACGGAGCGGCTGTGCCCGTGCCGTCAATCCGCAGGTAGCCATCATTTAGGCCATTGCCAACCACGTCGGATAAGATTTGATCCACTGCGGCCTGATCGAGCGGGCAATAACGAATGGAGATATAGTCGAGACTGTCGCAGCCAGTGAGATTCACATTCCCCAACGAATCGCAGTGATAAAGGTAAAGGTTTTCCAGCGGAGTATGATTACTGATGTCCAGCGCAGTAAAGCCATCACAGTAATTCAGTGATATTCGATTAAGGCTGGGGCAACTGGCGGTTGCCAGCATGGTAATACCGTCGCAGCTATTCAGATTAAGATTGCTTAATGCTGAGCATGTCGAAACCTCCAACTCCGTCAGAGAAGACAGCCCGTTAAGATAGAGATAACTCAGTCCGGTACAGCCGGTAAGGTTCACGGCCGTCACCGCTGTCGAGTATGAAACATCCAGCAATGTCAGATTGGTTTGGCCGTGGGCGTCGACGGAGGTCAAGTTGTAGTTGTCGTAGCAATAGCAATTGGTCAGACTGGGGATTTTCCAGAGAGTCAGTTCAACGAATCCGCAATAATAAAGGTTGAGATATTGAAGGCTAGGAACATCCTGCCACAGGAATTCCGTCAGATTCGCCTGATTTTCTAAATACAATTCAGATAGATTCGGCAGATTGATCGCATCAATTCGCTGGAGACTCACCATATAAGGAAATTGGAAGAAACTCCATTGTTCCATAGGCGGTTCACAAATGATCGGTTCCTGTTTCCAGACAGCCATCATCGCACCTCCACAGCCAGTTCGCGGAAGTTGACGCCGCTGGTAAGGTTTCGAGCTACAATGCGGCTGCCTGCGGGAATGCCACTGGGGATAACGATCTCGCGCCAATAGTTCGGGGGAATGATAAACGGCTTTTCGCCGCCGGTTTCATCGTCAATCGAAACCAACGCGCCGCCCGCCGCCACACGAATGAACACCACGCCGCTGTCGTGGCTAACATTTCCGGTTTGCGGGTCGGAATAAGTGTCGCTGCCAGTATCCCAGCAGAGCAATTCAGGCTTGCCTTTACCTTCCATCCCGCCGCGAACAACCAGCGCGCCGTTGTCATCCTGCAGCAAGTCGGTCGATTCAATTGGACGCTTTCGATAGCTCATAAAATCACCTTTAGAGTTAATGTCAGCACACTGGTGAACTGACGGTATTGCTCGATATGTTCCGGGGCGTAGACCGGCTCATTGGCGACCTTGACGCAGATCGCGTTTCCATATTCCGCCAGACGTTTGCCATCGAAATGCGTGGCGATTTCTTCAACAAGGCCGAGTAGCTCTTCCGCTTCGCTTTCGCCGGAGAATTTCTTCTGGATACCGATGTCGATCTGGACTTCGCGACCGCTTTCACCTCGGGCCAGACGGGTAAAGCTCTGGGCTTTCGGAACGACAGTGACCTTCAACTGGCGCATGTCCTTGAGTTCAAAGACCGGCAGGATCGACATTTCCGCTGTGAACGGAATTGAAAAGTCGGTGTCATTCAGTTCCGTTTTCACAGCGTTAGCGATTTGGGTGATCATTGACATCGTTTAACCTTTAGTTCACTAAAATTGTCGCAATCGCGGTGGTCAGTCCCGCCGCGACCGCTCCGACCAACAGCCAGATGAGTTTCGCCTGCGATTTGGCGGACTGTTCCAACCGATCCAGACGCACGATGATGCCGGGCTTGCCGTTACCGCGAATGGCGACATCGATCCGGTCGAGCTTCTCGAAAAGAATGTCGAACTGCTGTTGGCAATGTTTTTCGTTGTCGCAATATTCAGTCATTTTCGTTTCCAGTCTGCCTTGTATGAATTCGTAGCGTCTGGCGGTTGATGTCCGAGTACCGCCAATCCGGCTGACCGGCTGGACTCATCACCTCATAGACAAAACCACCTTCGATGATCTTGTCGCCAGCGGTGGGTGTGGTGATCTGGGTGTCAAAGACCAGATCACACGCCCGAATCAAAAAGTCCCGCGACTCGATCTTCGTGATCCGTCCGTAATTGTCGGTGGTCTCAAAGATCGTTCTGCCGATGGTAGCTTGGAGTGTCAGCGCGTTTTCGTCCCGCTGGTATTCGACCTCGACGGTCATGTGCGTGTGTCGCTGACGCCCCAGCCAATCGGCCCCTTTGCTCATCACGCTCATTGCGAGAGCCTTACCTGAACGGTCGCCTCGTCATCACTGGCGGCGAGAATGGATTTACCGAGGAACTTATTCGCCCCCGACGCATCGTCAGTCGTCGCCAGAAGATTAACCGCGTCCCAGTACACCTTCGCGCCAACGGCGATGGCCTCACCGCTGCCGGTTGCTTTGGGCATGGCGAACACGCCGGTAAGTGCCAAGGCTCCGAGGGTGTTGGCTTTGATGTCGAGTTTGGCGATGCCGATCAGGTCTTCCTGCACGACCACATCACCGGCGGATACATCGCTGGTCGGAACATAGTTGATCGCGTCGCCTCGTTGTTTGAAAATCGCTGTCATGGTTTTGTCTCCGTAATTTGAAGGTTCTTGAAATTCCTGTTGTGCAAGTGATTACTCGCCGTCAGACTTCAGCAGGCCGCGCCAGTCCTGTTCGCGGATGCCAAGGTCGAAATAGACTCTGAACCACATGCCCAATGTGTTGAAATCGGTGTTGCCTTTCTCGATGGTCGGGGTGCGTTTTCCCTTGAGGTAGCCGATCTCGAAGGTGTCGACCTGATTGGGGTCGCCAAACAAGTACCAGCCGCTCTCGGAGTTGCCGGTGTAGTTGGCGTTAGTAAGGTACGGGCTGGAAATCACCGTCAGGTTCTCATCGGCCAAAGCGTTCAGCGCGGGCATCAGTGTGGGACTCGCACCGCTGGTGGCGTCACCGCCAGAGACGATGAGCTGGCTGCCGCGAGTCAGACGAATCGCGTCGTGCTTGAGGCCGGTCGGGACGAGCAGGAATTTCGGCTCGACACTGATCGGCTGACCGTCGGCGTCGGTCTGATCCAGATACATCGAGATCGCCAGGGACAATGATTCGTGATTCAACTCGCTGTCCGCTCCGGTCAAAAGGTTCTTGTGGCCGGTGTGGAACAGCTTTTTGCCGTCACCTTGGGTCGGATTGGAAAGCAGCCGCTGGAAGAAAAGCTGATCGATCAGACGGGCCGCGCGATTACCCATCGAGGTCGGGAACTTCATAAACGCGCCCAGATCGTCGTTGATGATCATCTTGCGGGTCAGCACAAATTTCTTGCCGTAGGTGTCGAGCTGGTTGGTGGCTTTGTCTTCGCGGACAGAGCCGTCCTTGATCTCGCCATCGGCGGCCACCGGCTCCAGATCACCCACATCCGTCAGGCGGAATCGCTGGTTTTCTTTGAAGTCGTTCAGATCGCCCACGCTGCAGAGTTTTGGAGCGATCAGCGGCTGGGATTCAAAGGCTTTGAGCATCCGCTTGTTGGCGACATTGGAGAGAATGCCCGGCAGGGATACCGTGCTGAACGCCGCCTGAATCAACCCGGTATCGCCGTCAGGAACGGCCATCCCTTCAAGGCGAACGCATTCCGCCAAAACGTCGGGTAGGCTCTTGCCGCGAATCCTGTCGGCGGAATCAACCACCTGTTCACCGTAGCTGGCCAGCAAATCATCACCGGACAGGCCAACTCGCATACAGAGAGCAGCTTCCAGCGTGTTGCGTTTGGTACGGCTATCCGCTTGTGGCTTGACGGCGATGTTCACGTCAGCCATCGGGCGCGCGTCACGGATCGCCTGCAGGACGGCTGCACTGGCGCGTTCGGTTGTCCATCCTTCGGAGATGGCCTTGACCTGAATAGCGTCATGCTCACCCATGCAGATCTGGGTGATCGCTTCGACCCGCTTGCGTTCGTCGGCAATGGCCTTGGCGGTGATGTCCGCTTCGGCCGTTACAGTCTCAATGGGTTTTGTTTCAGAGTTGGTGCTTTTATCGTTCTTGTTTTCGTTGTCCATAGCGGTTTCCTTTGAGTTTGTGGATTGATTTTCAGCGGTAAGCTCACCTGTCAGATTGAACATGGCCGCCACGTGCATTTTGGTTTGAACGTCCGCGCCAACGGCGACAACGGACACCTCACGAAGTGTGGCGGTTTTGACGTGATAGAACGGTGCTTCGTGCGTTTGGCCGTTGATTTCGCGGGAACCGGCCTTGACGAATTCGCTGGCTGTGACTTCCGCTCCAATCGAGAGCTGCCAATCCGCACCGGCCTTGGCCTGCTCGACAATCCCGCTGGCCGTTCCGCTGGCGGAAGTGATCTCGCCCTCGATCATCAGCACGCCGTCTTCGATTTTGGCGGCAACCTGACCGACACGAGCGGCGGTTCGGTTTTCGTGGTTGGTCAGTAATGGCACGTTGGCGGGTATCGCCAAACCCGACAAATCGACCACAACCGGATGCTTCCATCCGGGCAGATTCATCTTGCCGCCGGAATAGGCGATGCCCATTACCTTGGGGTTGGTGGCTTTTTCATTGCCATCTGCGGCAGCCTCGATCATCAAGAATTCGGTTTGTTTATCCATTTGCTTTGTTCTCCGTAGCTGAAGGGTTGTTTTTATTGAGGTCATCGCTGCCAAGACCAAGCTCACGCATCAGAGTTTTTTCGCGGGCGATCTGGTGGAGTTCTTCTTCCCAATCACGGCCTTGACGGGCGTATTCGTAGGCGAGCGTGGTGGTATTACTTGCAAGGCGGAGCTTCTGGGCGTTGGCTTCCTTGTAGGGATCAACATGCTCCATCCCGTCCCAGAACCACTGGTGCGGCGGCAGGATTCGGCTGACGGGTTTGTTTGACGCCAGCAGATACTCCGTCAGCCAGATGTGCAGAATCCGATCCAGAACCGTCCGGGCGATAAAATCCTGATCGACCCTGATCGCCTTGAAATAGGTTTGGTGGTCAAGCCGACCGGACGAGTAGTTGTAGCCAGAGGAATTGCCAGCCGCGATGTTGTACGGCATGTTCAGGCAACGAGCGATTTCGTTAAGAATCTCGTGTTTGAATTCGGCGTAGGTCGTTGCGGGTTGTTCGGGTTGAAGCTGGCTCATCTTCCAGCCGCCCGGCATGGTGAGCAGCATATTTCGCTCAAGCTCGATCAAGTCCATCGGTTCGACAGCGTCGGCTTCACCGGATGCGGGCGCGTCGGTGTAGAGAATGCCCGCGAAATTGGCGGCGGATTCAGCGGCGGTGATAACCGCCAGCGTGAACCGTCGCAGTTGCGCGAATAGCGGCAAGGCCGGAGTGATCTCCGGAATCCCGCGATGTAGTTGCGGCCGATCCGAGCGGAAGCAGTGAATCATCGCGTTGGCGGGAATAATGTTCGCGTCGTCACTGACGCTGAACGATTGCCCGCCGGGATGCTTTTTCAAAACGCGATAGCTGACAGGGTTGCCGTGTTCGTCGAGTTTGACGCCGTCGATGTCGTTGTCTTTGTGTGTAAAAGTCAGTTCGCCAGCCACCTGATCCGCTTCGATCAGCTGCACATCCATCTGGATCGCGTGGTTGATCTTGGGGTTGGCCATCAATAGTGCGAAGGATTCACCGTCTTGACAGCGTGCCATCCGCATTGTGCGGAGCTTTTCCGGTAGGCCGACAGCGTTTGACCATGCGGTAAAATCGCGTTCGACTTGACGGTTCAAGTCGGTGTCGTCGCTGAGCAGTTGCAGTCGCGGGCCGGTGCCGATGGTGTCGTTGGCAATCGTCAGGACGATCCCGCGAGCGTAGGAATTGTTGGCCACTTCATAGCGGCTGCGCTCACGCAGCTGGCGGCGAACTTCCGGCGAAGCGGCAAGGTCGGCGGAGAATCCATCGGCGGCCGCCCAGTGCTTTTGATTGTCATGGGTGGTCTGCGCGGCGTCGAATCGTCCCCGCACGAAATTCAGCCCGTGCCGCTGGCACCCTCGCCAGAAACCGCCATGGGCCGATTGGCTCTGCGAGTCATTTCGCCGGAACAAGCTGGTAAAATTGTTCAACAGTCCTGCCACGCCTTTACGCTCCCGACGCCTTCATTTTGCCAATGCGAACTCCCAGCCCTTTGCCTTGAGTCGCCTTCTTGGATGCCAAATAGCGATCCGCCTCGATCTGGTCTTTGAGCGAATGCTGCTCGACCTCGCCGCTATCGCCCCGAACCCGCTTGGGCTCGGTAGCGTTTTGTTCTATGGATTGCTGAAGTTCATCCGTCATATTCGTTATCCTTAAAAATGAGCCTGTTTTACTGGCCCATTTATTTCTTACCCGGCGCGTAGGCCAACTGTCGGAGAGGGGATAACTTTTTTGGAAAAACCCACAGGGAAGGATTTAACGGCGGGAATCGCGTTTGATTTCCGAGAGCTTCAAACGCTTGGTCACGGGCTTGGCGATTTCCTGTGTGCCGGGCAGAATTGCCCCTTGAATGCTGGCAGCGACCGCGCAGCCGACAATACCATCGAACCAGTGGTTGTCGTGAGCTTCGGGCCGGAGCTTCCATTCGTCAACGGTTCGGCCACGACCGGAGGTTTTGACGCGATACTCTGCGGTGAGATGTTCGGCGAAAAGCTGATGACGTGCCGGATCGCGTCCGAACAGCGAAAGGCAACCCCGATCACCCATCACCGCCGCCAATCGGGCGTGAATGAATGATTTCCAGTAGTTGGTGTCATACAGAACATGGCGGATCGCCCGCTTGCCGTGGACATTTGGAATCCGCCAGTTATGGCCAACCCGGTCACCACGCTTCTTCTTGTATTCGGCAAACGGCGTGCTGGATGCCCCGACATAGCGACCGTGACTTGGATACAAAACCGCCGCATGATGCGATTGACGGCAGAACTGATAGACCACATCTGTCGAGGTTCCCCAGTTGGCATCGATCAGACAGCGGTCAATCTTCATCATCGCGCCGTCGTCACGTTTCCATTCTTTGGAGAGATACTCACCCGTCAACGTTTCAAGTCCGGCATAGATCGAGCCTTCCAGCCCCGCTCCTTTCTTGACATCCAGCAGAGTTGGACGGGCATCACGGAGCGTAAAATATCGCCGACGCTGATTTGGGTAAGCTCCGTAATCGACCACATAGCCAGTAAAGTCCGATTCCCACGCCGCGACAACATAGAACAGCAACTTACCCTGTACATCGATAAACATCGTCAGGTGGTTACAGCCTATTGGAATCTCGCCGATCTTCTGACCGTTGAGCTTCTGGGCGATCTCATCGACGGTAAGCTGCTCATCTTCGCCGACATTCTCCGGCAGAGGTTCGTTCTGATATTCAGCCCAAAACGCCGTCTCGTCCTGCAATTTCAGGTTCATCGCGTGCTGGATCGCGGACGCCTCATCATGATTGAATCGCGGCAGCCAGGCTACTTTCGCTCCGGCGTCCATCGCTTGCTGATTGGCTCTGTAAAACGCGGTGGCCTCCCGCAGATCACCATGGGCACGCAAGCTATCGGCTCTAATTTCGGCGTAGCGATCCCAGAGCTTTTCATCGTCGGGAAAGGCGTAGACCATTTTGGTTCGCTCGCCGTTCCATTCGGGATGTTTTTCCGTATCGAGAATCCGGTCGGCCATATCGCCGGGACGGATCACGGTACAGGGCATGATGCCGCTGATTTTCTGCCCCGGCCCGGCGAGCCCCAGCACCGCGCCTGCGAGAATACGTTCACGGTTGGCACACTGGCTAAGCGAGCGGGCCGATTCATCGGTCTGCGGGTCGTCGAGAATAACCAGCGAAGGCCGAACCGTCTGACCGTCGGGACGCTTGAACTTCATGCCGCGAATGCGACCTGTAATTCCCGCCACACGAATAACCGCGCCCGAGGCGGGCGAACCTTCAATCGTCGGCAAAACTACTTCGTTGGCCGTCCAGCTGATTTGCGTGCGATTACCTTGGTAAAGTTGACCGCCGCAGCGGTTGGCGATTCCCTCGAGACAATGGATCGGATAACAGATCGCCGGAAAGTCTTCCAACAACAGCTCGTTGGATTCCAGCTCCGCCTTGATCGAATCAAGCATACTCAAGGCGTGGCCTTCATCACTGCCGATGAGCGTCACAAAATCACGGTGTCCATAAACCATCGCCCAAAGACATGCTGTTTCCGCAAGGGTTGATTTACCACTCCCGCGAGGCATGGCCATCGCGAACAAGCCACCATGCAAGACGGCCTGCTCGATTTTGGCGATTACGCGAAGGTGATCATCCGACCATTCAAGGTTGAAGGTCAGTGGAAAGTAGCTTTCACAAAATAGCCGAAAATTGTCGCGGCACTCTTCCATCCGCTTGGAATCAATCACCGCTGGCAGTTCGCCGATATCCCGTCCCGCCTGCGACAATGCGGCGTTGCGGGCGCGAGCGGCTTCCTTCATCGCCTCGTAATCACGAGCTTCGGTTTCTGTCTTCTCGCGGTGGCGTTCATCCACCAGCCACGCCAGATACTTGAACAGGTTCACCGTCCTGCCATCCGGCGAAATACGAAAGCCCGCCTGCTGGCGATGCCTGAAAACCTTGGTGCCCTCGGCGACCGTGCCAAGGCTGGTCGAATTCAGCAGCCGCACCAGTTCGGATGGTTTGAGTTGGGTCGGATCAATCGCCATAGCCCATCTCCCGAACCAGCCAGGCGGCGTATTCGATCATGTTGATTGTGCCATCGGCCGCCACCGGCGCACCGGCTTCGATGTCGGCGGCGATGGTTTCGTCAGAAACTTCCCGCGAGCCGGATTTTCTGAGGATTTCAGCCAGCTTTTGCGGCGAAATCGCGGTGATTTTGGGAGTTTCTTCGGTCATATCTCTTGCACCGTCCGCGAGTTGTGTAATTGTTGTAAATGACTGCGGAATAATGACTTAACTGCCTTGATAAATGCGTGTTTTGATGTAATGTGTGACTGTTGAATAAAGAACGTAAACCCTTGAACAGAAAGGACATAGCGATGGATAAGACTGAAAGACAAAACGCCAACCGCCAGAAGATGCTGGCGGAACTTCGCCGGGCAAGAAATGACATCGCCGCCTTGACCGACTGGATGGAATTGCAACTTGGGCACTACAGCGACGAGGAAATCGCCGATTGCCCCGAAACCTTTAACTGGGGCAGCGTCGGAACACTCAAAGAGGTGCGAATCCAACTGATGGATACGCTTCGATTCTTCGCCGGGTTTGAGACCACCGAAGAACTGCAGAACTCGCTCGACGACCTCAACGGGGATAACGAATAACCGCCCGATGGGCAGAAAGGCAAAACCATGCGAATTACAAGAATCGAAATGGAAGGACTCGACGGCCATTACGCCATCGCCAGTAGAAAACGAAACAGCAACATTATTGAGGTGGAGATTCTTCTGCCTGATTACAACGAGACCTTCACCATTCCGGCGGCAGACGATGAGGCACGCTTGCGGATGGGACAGACACTTCGAGATAAGCTCGAAGCACCGAGCAACAACAACCTTCTGCCATACGAGTACGCGATGGAGCTGCAGCGTCTGGCAGGACTTTAACCAAGAAAGGACAGAACCATGAACACGAGCAAAATCAGAATCGGCCAGACGTATCAGATGCGAATCGGCAAAAACACCTCTGAAGTGCGAATCG